CCTGCCCGCAGTGCTGGCACTTGAAGTCGCCATACGTCGGGGCGTCGGTCAAGACGCCGCATAGGTCGCATTTGAACAGGTAGGAACTCATGCCCGCCATCGTACCCGGCTGGGCAAACGAGTCTACGCCTGTTTCGACCAGCCAGTGGCGTCACAATTCGCCGCAGTGCCAAGACACCGAGTCGAATCCAAACGTGCCGCCGCCATCCGCGCGGACTACCGGGTGGTAGCCCCATAGCCATACGACCGTTCCGTAAGCCGGCGGCCGTTGGTCGGCGATCCAAAACAGCACTCTGCTGCCATGCTGCAATGCGTATTCCTGCGCTCGCGGCTCAGATTCCCAGACCGACCGAAGCGGCTGGGCGGCAGGAACACGCTTTCGCGTCATGGGCGGTTCGCTGCTGCTCCGTCCAACAAGTCCTGCCGCTCCAGCCAGCAGCGATCCAATAACCAAAGCGATGCACAGCAGTCCAACTTTAGCGGCCTTTATTTTTCTTCACCTAGCCGATCCCGCAATTCCTCAATGACGTTTGCTGCTAGATATAAGACACCCCTGTCTTCCTCCGAAAGGTCGCCCATGTGAGCCACATCACGCAAGGCATCGCATATTTCTACGTTGTCATATTGCACACCCACTGCGTCATTCGCCTCTGCTGCCTGCGCCTCGCTTGTCTCTTTATGTGTTTTCGGCGATCCATAGAGCGGCGAAACACTAGCGCGCACATGCGGGAATGTTTTGAGATGCCAATCGCAATTTCGTTCAGCATCTTCTCGCGTCGGGAAAATGCTGGCCGTGTGGCCGTCATGCAGAACAGCCCAAGCAAGTGGGGGCTGTTCCAAATCCTCTGCCGCTTTTTCTGAAGTCATAGGATTTGTAACACCACAATACACTGAACACTCTCCCCGTCTTGCCTTCTGGTATCTCCGCAACGCCTCCTCCAGCATCTGCGGCCACGCCTTGCCGCAGTAGGCACGGAGGTCGGCGATAGCCTCTATGGCCTTATCGTTGTCGCCACCGATGGCATCATTGACGCGGTGAATCCGCTCAACCTCGCCGGGCGTCATGTTCCGGAGTTCTTCTAGGCGGCTCATGCGGGAATTGTATGCCCGCCGTCCAGCGAGTCTACGCCTGTTCCGGCTACCGTCCCCTGCCAATCAGCGCATCCAGTTCCTCTGGCGTAATAGGGCAGTTAGGGCATTTGGTTATTGGCTTTGGCTGGCCCGGCCCCATCGACTCCCACTTGGTGCCGCAGCCGCTGCAAACCGTGATGACCGGCCTGGGAGGTTCCGGCTTGACGGCATCGCCGCAACCAGAAAGTGCGAGGCAGGCGACGAAGAGGGAGAGGTGTTTCATGTCGCAAGATTGTGCGTCTACGGTCACGGGCCGACCGGCAACGCGGCCAGGTACTGCTCCCGCGTGACCTCTTCGATGGCACCGCTCGCCAGCAGTCCCGGCAGAACGGCGGCGACCTCGTCCCATTGGCACCACTCATCGGTAACGGCCAGATAAATGCGGCCGGTGTTGTCGATGGGTGCGGTCGGATCGTCAGCCGGCAGAAAGCAGGAAGCCGTCCCGGCATTGGGGAATCCCCAGGCGGCGTTGAGCGAGTTTCGCACCGTTTCGTATGTGCCAACGTCGGAGCGGAAGTATCGCTGGATCATGCGAAGCCCCATTTCTTCCGCAGGTACTGGTACACGGCAGCGAGTTCACCGGCCGAGAGCGTGCGGTTGTAGATTAGGTATTCAGCGATGGGGCCATTGATAAAGTTGTTGAAACCTACGTTGCTTCCGATGTGAATGGTCGCCGCTCCGCTGGCCGTTGTTGCCGGGATTGCTGTGCCGTTTGTGAACGTCTGCGACTGTTCGACGTTGTTGAATCGCACCGTAAGTGTGCCAGCCGCACCGTCATACACGCTCGTATACACCGCAGCTGGCGGCAAGCCTCCTCTAGCAACGCCGCGAATTGCGGCTGACGCTGATGTGTCTACTCTGTTCGATACTGCTTGAAATGCAGTTCCGCCACCTGCCTCTGCGAACGTCGAAACATTTAGCGTGCGAGACATGATTGACGCGGCCGACGTACTGAACACCGCGACTCGCGTAAGCCCAGCCAGACCGCTCTGCGCCGTGTAGTTGGACCTGAGCAGCGTGTTGTTGCTGCCGTTGAAAAGCAACGCAATCCTGCCGTTGACCTGATTGGATGTCAGCGTGGGCCGATTGGCTCCATTGCTTTGCGTCACATGAGCCGCCGTCGCGCTTTTGTCTTTCCAGTAGCCGACCTGATCGCCCACCGCGACGGCTCCCGTGCCGTCCGTGTTTTGGGCCATCGCCGTGAGATCAAGCGAGTCATACCATCCAACGCAGCCGCTGATTGCCAGCGGCGATGCGATGCCGCTGGCCCGTGGCACCAAGAGTCTCGGGTTCATCGGCATGGGAGCGTCCGTAGAGTGGTGATGTCCGGCCGTTAGTTGTTGCCCGGCTCGGGTTCGGTGGCGTCCACGGTTCGCAGCCCGTGAACCGGCTTGCCTGACTGTATCGAGAGCAGCAAGCGTGTCTGGTCGCCGATGGCGTCGGCAATCTCCCGCTGCGTCTCCCTGACTTCCTTGAGCGTCAGCCGGTGCTCCTCGAGCAAGGGCAGCAGTAAGTCCTGGCGGATGAAAAACGCCAGGGCCAGGGCCACGAGCGTCGGGAAGCCCCACCGCTCGAGGATGCCGAAAACGGTCTCTTTGGTTTCTGCCGTCACCGTGCCGCCTCCTGCCGCATGACCAACATCAGCACCCTGTTGGATCGCCGGTCGAGCCACCACTTGAGGATGACCTGGAACACGGCCGACGCCAAGGCCGTGAGCAGCAGCGTCCAGATCATGCCGTACTGACGCTCCCGGATCCGGCGGCGCATGTTCGCCACGGTGGCATCGGTCACGATCTGCTGCTCAGCCTCGTCTCGGCACTCGCCGAGCACCTCGGCCGGCCAAGTCCGAACCGCCATCTCGACGAGCTCGGCAACACGCTGCCGGCCGGCGAGGTGCTTCCTCGGGCCGAGCTGCTCCCACACGTAGTCCGTGAGCTGGTTGCTGGTCATTTCACCTTCCCCGTCCCGTCGCACGGCTGGCACTTCACCTGCACCCGGCCGTCGCCGACGTACCCACGGCCCTCGCAGTTAGGGCACTTGTCGCCCGGCTTTGGCTTGTCGTCCGGCGTGTCGGGCCGGGCTCGCTCGAGCACCAACGCCCGGGCGGCCTCGCAGGCCAGGTCGGCCGAGATGCTGGCGTCGTCGGGCAGCGTGGCGACGCAGCCGGCCAGCACGACGAGCGAGACGATGAGGAACCTCACAGCACGTCTCCAGTCCAGTCGGGGAGCTTGGTGGGCTGGAAGCCGCTGTAGCCGGCGTAGACGTAGGAGTCACGGCCGGAAAGCATCTTGGTGCACACGTCGGCGTCGATCCAAAAAGAGCAGTTGCGTACCGCCGTGGGCATCGTCTCTGGGTAATGCTTGCCCACGGTGTTGCTATCACCCCATGAGTTAAAGCAAAGCAGCCCGGGACGCTTACCCCAGCGCACGGCCGCCAGAACCATGGCATGCCACCACACCCCACCTGGGCGCGCGAAGCCCATGTCATCGCGCGACATGGAAAATCCTTGGCCACTGCAGACCACGCACGCAAAACCGTTTTGGATCGCTGCAGCTGCCTGCTCAAAGTTGACGACAAGCGTGGTCTCGCTGCACCGCCGCTGCTTGGCGTAGGGCTCGAGCTCGTCGGGCACGCCGTTGCGGCCCCAATCCCGGTCACGCTGCTGCTTGTTCTCCTCCTTGATGACCACGCCGCCGTAGTCGACGCCGTAGTGCAGCGCCCCGAAGTCTCGGATTGCCTTAGCAGCGTGGAATCCAGTGGAACCATCCCCTCCGTTGTTCCGGGTCAGCCCACGACTTTCCACGCGCGAAAAACCGTACAAGCTTGATTCGATAGTGCGGCCCTTCACGACCTCGGACTCTTTGCGATAGACGATGTCGCAACTGGCCACGAAGTCGACGCACAAACTGGCCGCCCAGCCGACGCAGCTGCCAACGTTTCCCTGCGAGCCGCGACGCCATCCGGGCAGGCACTTGAGCAGCGCCGGGTAAAGCATCACCTCGCGCTGCTCGTCGGCCACGAATCCCGGGGCCGCCGTCGACAGCGTCGGGTGCGGCAACGTCCGCACGAAGGCGTCGGCACCTGCCGGATCCGGGTCGTAGCCAAAAGCGTGAGGCTCCACGGTTTAGCCTCCCAGCCCAGCCCAGGCAATCGCTCTGGCCACGTCGGCGTACGAGCCACGGATTTGCTCTGTGACGGGCGTGCTGTCGAGCCCAAGGGCTGACCGCATCGCACCCTCAACGGCCTCCCTGAGCCCGTCCACGGAGCCCGGTGCGTGCTTCCCGATACGACGCCAAGCGATGTCAAGAGCCACGGTCGTAAACAGCCGCAGGCTCGGCGTGTCACGGAACGCCTCCACGCTCGTCGTGCCGTCGGCCTCGACGACCAGGGCGGCCTTCGCCCACGTGGCAGCCCACAGGTTGCGGTCTGCCTGCGACATGCCGGCGAGGGCCTTCCGCACAGGCTCGACGGCGGTCTTGAGCTCGGGGCTCGGCTCGGGCACGTTAATGCTCACGGCCGGCACGACCGGCTGGAACTCGGGCATCGGCACGACACCCCAGGCGGCGGCCACAATCAGCCCTGCGGCGGCGAGCCGGCTGAGGGCTTTGGCGTTGGCTTGGGCGGCGGCGATTCCCGCTTGGACAGCGTCAGCCACCACACGCCAGTACGGCGCGGCCAGGATCGCCACTGCGACGGCGACAGCAGCGGCGCGAATGACGGTCTCATGGCTCACCGAATCGCCTCCACCTGAGCCACGCCCCACCGCACGAGGGCCTCGCCCTCCTTGGTCCGCAGGATGTCGGCCACGAGCCGCACCGCCTGGTCGTCTGCCTTGGCGTCGGTCTTGCTCGCCAGCCACTCCACGGCCTCGGCCACGATCAGGCCTTTCCGGTACGGATCCGACTCGCCGAGGAACGTCTGGGCGTATGTCACTAAGGGTGCATACGTTTGCAGCAAACGCAGCGCCTGCCAGATGTTGAGGGCGTTGCCGTACTGCTGCTCTTCGGCAGCCGTCATCTCATACGCGGGCATGTTACGTCTCCGGTGTCTCTCCTGAGTCTGCCTCGTCGTCCTCGTCCCTTGCAGTTGCGGCCCAGAGGATGGTGTCCTGTAAGTGCTGGTACACGGCATCAAAACAATCTTTCACCTCGTCCTTCACGTCCTTGAAATCGAGCCGGAACGGCTGCTTGAAGCTCTCGTCCTCGAGCACTTTGCCGTCCTGGTCTGTGACGTACACGTACGCATACAACCGGCCGTACTCGATGACGATGCGGCGGTACACGTAGTCCTTTTCCTGGGCCACTACTCGTCCTCCTGCCCGGGAAGCTCCACGTCGTGCAGCTCGATGCGGCGCAGCGTCACGTGCTGCGTCTTCTGCACGGCCCGCAGCTCACGCGTCCGCTCGTCCCACGTCGCCTGAATCCGTAGGCAGGCCGCCTCAATCTCGGTCGGAGTGGGGTCACGTTGGCGGCGTGGCTTGGCCCGCAGCCGGCGGTCGTTGCGAAGCGGCAACGCCCATACGTCACGCAGCCGGATCACCTGATCCTTGGTGATCGTGTAGCGCGAGCAGAGCTCGCTGATCGGCGTGTGATCCAGCCAGTCCGCCCGGAAGGCGTCAATGCTGATCGTCGCTGTGCTGCCCGCCATCGGATGGTTCCTCGTCCTCGTCTGCCAGCCAGGTCATCACGCAACGCTGCGCCGGGTTGAGGTGAATCGTCCATCCTTTGCTCTTCATCATGCGGTGAAAGTGCACATGCTCGCAGTCCCCGTCGTCACCGCTGTACTCGGCTTCGAGGTACGCCTTGGTCTTGTAGATGCCGCAGCCGCCAAAGGCTGAGTTGACCTCGATGGGAGGCGCTCCAGGCGGCGGCAGCCAGAACGTGAACCACGGCCCGAGGCGTGGCGTCCAGCCAAGCCAGCGGTAGGCCCAGTTGTCGTAGTGAGCCCACGGCGATTTGCCGTCAATGAGCGTGCCGGGGTGCTTGAACAGGGAAGTGCTGGCCATGCAGCCGGCATCGGGCATCCGGGCGTGCCAGCCGATCCCGTTGGTGATGCCGTGAAGGCTCCACCCGCCCCAGGCGTCGAGATCCAGCACGATGACGTAGTCGGCCTCTGGCATGTGTTTCTGCACCAACTCCCGGCAGCGGTTGCGGTAGTCGGCCATGGCCACGACCCGATCGCGCTCGAACCCGTGCAGGTGCGGCCGGCCGTTGTCGACCAGCTGCACCACGACGTGCTCCGGGTCGTCGATGGCCCACTGCCGCAGCACGTCCTTCGTGCCGTCGGTTGAGTCGTTCTCAAACACCACGGCCTTCCAACCGGCGAAGTGTCGCACCGTGTCCTGGATGCGTTTGATGCTCGTCGGCAGGATTCCGGCGATGTCCCGCGCCAGCCCGACGATGCACACCGTGCTGCGGGCGGCCACCAATGCACCTTCGCATGTCACGTCGGCGTACAGCCCACAAAACTCGTAGTCGACTGGCAGCGCCACGTCGGGGTGCTTGCTCTTGTCAAACGTGATGGTCTTGCTCATGGCTCAACGAATATCCACTCGTGTCCTGGGGCTGCCTGCGAATGTGGGTGCTTCACGAGATGGCACGTCACGAAGCCGAGCCGCTGCAGCTGCTCGCCTACGGCCAAGCTCTTGTTGTGGCTTTCAATGAGCCAGCGGCACTGTGAGAAGCACGGCAGCGTCGCGCCCATGAGGGCCTCCACCTCGGCCCCCTCGATGTCGAGCTTGATGAAGTCCGGCGGCCCGTGCTCGCAGGCCAGGTCGTCGAGCGTCACGGTAGCCACGGTGATCTGCTCGACAACCTCAACCTTCGCGCCGCCGTCGCCAACGTCGTGGGCCGGCAGCAGCGATGTCTGCAGAGCACTGGTGCGGCGGTAGAGCGTCTCCTCGCCGGTCTCGCTCCACACGGCACGGCGGTCGTACTGCCGGCCTGCCGGCGGCTGGCACCGCTCGTCGGGCTCAAGCGACACGACGGCGTCAAACATGCCGGCCAGCATGACGGTCCACTCGCCAGCGTTCGCGCCAACGTCAAACGCCAGCCCACGGGGCGAGGCCTGGAGCATCGGCATCCACTGGTGAAGCCACGGTTCGCTCTTCATGAGATTCGCACCGTTGTGCGGCCCTCCGTGCCCCATGTCTTTTCCACGACGAGCCGGCCCACGCATGTGTCGTCCCCCATCACGTCCTGCAGGGCGTCGAGCACAGCCTTGCCGATGTTGTCCACGTCTGGCCGAGGCAGGGCTGGGGCCGACGCCTTCACGCCCGACTTTGTCAGGTGGCTCTTGGGCCGGCCGAAGACGGCGTCCACGATCACGCTCACCGGCCCGGTCGCCTCACGCAGCCCAGCTGCTCGAGCAGCAAGGGCCACGGCCTGGCGGTAGCCGTGGATGGCGTGGCTTTTTGGGACGTAGGCACGGGCGAAGCCGCCGGCCGTCGAGACTCTGGGCCTCGGCTGCGGCACGGGGTCGCCCGGCACGGTGAACGCTACGGCTGACATGCCGCAAGGATGCACGGCTCGTCAAGCGCACCGCAGATGTCCTGCATCCAGTCCAAGTACAACGCCAGACGGGTGTGGCCGCTTTCCTCGCCGGCCCGGCTGCGAGTCTCCTTCGCAGTAGTGGCGGTGTACGAGTTCACGCCCACAAGCACCGTTCGGCCGTCGGCAGCTCGAGCCCAAAGGCCGCCACCAGAATCGCCGGGAGCGATGCAGAACGGCAGCGGGCTGCCACTGCGGCGGATGTGGCACACCCAGACGCTGCGCTCGGTGGCCGAGAGCCGCATCGTGCCGGCTCGGATCTCGGAGTCGCCCCGGTTGTAGCCAGACGACAGCGGGCCGGTGACGCCGTAGCCGGCGGCCGTGCATACGTCACCGAGCCGCTCGGTCCCATCAGTGAGCGGCGGATACCAGCCCAGCTCAAACGGCGTGGCCACGTGCACCAGGGCGATGTCGTGCGTGGCGTATTCGCCGGTCCAGTCCTTGTGGGCGAAGATGCGGTCCACCCTGTGGAAGCCGTGCGGCGAGAGGATGCCAGCGCTTGTCAGGTCGGCCACGACGTGGGCCGCCGTGATGGCCCAGTGCGGCGAGAGCAGCGTGCAGGTGCCAACCTGAGTCTTGCCGTCGGTGTTCGTGCCCACGAGCCGGCAGGTGTACTGCTTGAACTGCTCGCCGTACGCGCGGTAGCGGGCGTCAGGGATACCGTCCTCGATGGTGCCCGCCAAGGCCACCGAGGACCACGTCAGCAGTAGCAGCAGACGCCCCATGCAGGGCATCGTGCCACAGCTGTCTAGTGCTCTTGCAGACTGCGATGCCGCCACGCCCGGGTGTGCGTCGTCGACGCCGGCTCGGCACGTCGCTCGGCCAGGTGCCGCTCACGGATCTCGAGCTTCCGTTCCTCGATCTGCTCGGGCGTCGGATCGTCCGGCCTGCGCTGTGAGAAGCCCTCATGCGGGGGCGGCGACGCACGCCGTGGCAGGGCGTGCCGCTTGGCCAACGTGTAGAGGAACACAGTGCTGACGCCGAGCCGCTCGGCCACCTCGGTCGTCCTGAGCGTCGAGTCGTGCCACAGTCGGAAGAGATCCGCCACGCTGTACTGGATCATCTGTCGTCCCATTCGTCACCTGGCTGCCAGATAGAGTCCGATGTTGGAGAAGGCGTAACCGGCGTAGGCGAGGGCGAGATCGTATCGCCCCCGCCACGCCAGGTCACACGCCACGTAGGCGTAAATGCAGCCCGTCAGGGCAATCAGCGGCGCGGCCATCAGTCCGCAGCCAGCGGCATGATGACGCCCGTGTACGGGCCGCAACGCAGCAGCACCCGGCTCTGCGGATCCGTGGCGTACACGTCCACCTGCGGTTCCTCGTCGGGCTGGATGTGCCGCAGGAAGTCGATGAGGAATCTCGGGTCCACCTTTGTCGTGCTCGTCGACCCGGCGGCCACGAGCGAGCACTTCACGGTGCTCTCGCCGTACTCGCTCGAGCGGCCCGAGATCACGAGCGTGTCGGCGGTCCACGTCAGGTCGACGCCCTTTGACTGCTCGCTCGTGACGATGGCGGCGGCCCTGACGCTGGCGAGCAGCTCAGCGATGTCGAGCACGCTGGCGTCGCCCTCGGGCTGGCCCACCACGTCACGCCACCTCGGGAATCGCCCATCGACGAGCCGGCCGGTCACGACGGTGCCGTCGAGCTCGAGCCGCACCTCGATAGCCGTGGCCTCGATCTGCACGCTTCCGTCGCCCGTGGCCATGCCGGCCACGATGTCCAGCACCCGGGCCGGAATCAGCACCTGGCGGTCGTCCACAGCCTGGTCGGTCTCAGTCTCCACGAGCGACAGCCGCCGGCCGTCCGTGGCCACCCACGTCGGGTTGCCGTCCTGCACCTCGAGCAGCACCGCTCCGAGCGCGTAGCGGCTGCTCTCGCTGTCCGTGGCGTACGTCGTCGCCTTGGCGGCCCTGGCGAACTGGTCCGACGGCAGCCGGCACACGGCCTCTAGGTTCACCGGCTCCCAAGTCGGGAACTCGTTCACGTCCTCCGTCGGCAGCGTCCACGACCCGCCGCCGCACTTCACCGTGACGGCCGGCCCCTTGGCCGTCAGCGTCACCTCGTCGCCCGTGGCGGCCCGCACGATAGCCAGCAGCCGAGCGTGCGGAACGAGGAACGGGTCGCACTGCTCACTGATGGCACGGTCGATCCGGACCTCGAGGTCCGTGCCGGTGACGAGTCCGTCGCCGATGCGGACGTTCTGCAGCACCGGCCGTGGCGAGCGAGCCACCACAGCGTGGTTGGTCGCCATCAGGGCGTCGAGCAGCTCAGCCTTTGCCAGGCGGATCGTAGTACTGGACGCCTTCGTCTTGGTAGCGGTTGCGGTCATTGTGAGAGTCCTTTCTCAGAGCAAGGGAAACGCCCACGGCACACCCGAGGGCGAAGGTCAAAACGTTGAAAATCATGCCAATGACGATGCACGTCAGCTCCGACACGTTCATGCGGCACCGCCTTTCTGCTGCCCGTAGTGCAACAGGAACAAGTGCGCCGCATCGGCCTCGGCGTTGTCACGGTCGTGGCTGAGCTGGGCGTTCTTCCGCACCACATGGCGGATGGTGTCGGCAGCCCACTCGAGGAGCTTCCGGCTGTGGTCGTCCACGTGGTCGCTCCAGCAGTGGATGGCGAGCATGTCGGCGAGCACCAGCGGTGCCGGGCACGGGTATGGGTTGTCGGTGGCGGCCATGCTCAGTCCTCCAAGATCGGGATGATTGAGTTGGCACGGCCTGGCGTACGCTTCACGTAACCACGCTTTTCCAGGTACGTGAGGTGGCAGTACGCAGCGGTGGGCGATGCAGCGCCCATGCCGACGGAGATCTCACGCACGCCAACGCCAACGCCGGTCTCGGCGTAGCGGGCGCAGATCCACTCGTAGACGGCTCGCTGCCGGTCGGTGATGCGGGGACGGGTTGTGGTGGTCATGAAATCCTTCCTCCTTGAGCCATGCCGAGCCGCTCGTTGAGATAGCGACACAGCCGAAACGCCGTGGCCAGCTCAATCTTGAGCTCGGCCGCCTTGTCCGAAATGAAGTCGACGGCCTCCTGCCATTGGCCTGGCGTGCACTCGTCGATGTACGTCCGAATGTCCGTAGCCATACGCTCGTCGTCGCGCTTGCTGATCTTCACGAGCTGGCGAGGTTCACGGTCCGGGTTGGATCGCTTGTCTTGCAACGTCTTCATCCGGCTGAGCGTGCGGTACTCCTCACGCATCCACTTGAGCTGCGGGTACAGCGTGTCGTTGTTCCGCTTGACGTTGCGGATTGCGTCGTAAAGCACGGCCTGGTCGAGCGGCTGCAGGTCGTCGTGCCACAGCCGCTTCTCCTCATCCGTGACCTGCATCATGGGCCAGAGCCCGTTGATGGCAGTCTTGTTGTCTTCCCACGTTCTCACAGGTTCCCTCCTGCTGGTTGCCGTGCTCGCCTGCCGGCTTGCTCCTTCGGGTCGGCGAACTCGCCAGCCCTGATCCTGTCCACGAAGTCAAAGAACCGAGTCACCGGCAGCGGCCGGTTGAAGTACTCGCGGCTCGGAAGGCGGGCCAGGGCCTCACGGGCTCGCTGAAGCCACCCAGGCGTGGCGGCCAGGTCGGCCCAGCCATCGGGGGCCGTCAGGTGCGGCCACGGCTCAGCACGCTCAGTGACGTTCCAGACGGCCACGAACCGGGACCACTCGTCTGCGGCCCATCCTGGCTGGCGAAAGTCATCCGGCTCTGCTGCCGTGTGTGTGTGTGTAATTTCTTCTGAGAACGAATCCGAATCAGAAACCGAAACCGAAACCGAAACCCCGCCATTTTGCTTGGCGTTTTGCTTGGCGTTTGCTTGACGTTTGCTACCGCCTTTGCTTCCGTTTTGCTTGCGGGCCTGACTTAGTTCAGCCAGTCTGGCAACACGCCGGCTAAACAAAACACCGCGAGAATCCCGAGAAAGAACGCCACTTTGCTCGAGCTCGGCCAAGGCTGACAGCTTTTCCTCCCGAGATCCGCCAGAAATGGCGTCGACGATTTGATCGTCCGGCCTGGGAGTTCCGTCTGGGTTGCTTGCGTATCCCTGCTCTTTTGCTTCATGCAAGATGCAAAGCAAATCGACAAGCAAACCTCTAGCAAAAATCGAGCAAAACCTTAGCTCTGGATCTTTCATCCAGTCGCCTGTGAAAAACCAGAACCCTGGTGACTTAGCCATCCGTAGCTCTCCTGTACACCGCCTGCCGCATCCCGCTCTGGCCCCTGGCTGTGCCGTCCTTGACGATCAGCCCGCGTCGCTCCATCGCGGCCAGGCGTCGCCAAACGGCCGCCTGCTCAAGCCCTGAGCGTCGTGCGATCTCGTCCCTGTGAGCCGGCCCGGCTGACAACGCCTCAAGAATCCGCCGCTCGTGGTCGCCTCGGAACTCGCGGGCCATCGTGCCGGCGATCTTCGACGTGACGGGGTCCGTGCGCCGAAAGAGCGGCAGAACGTCCTCTGCTGTGCCGTAGTAGTCGCTCATCCGTGAGCCCTCCTCAAATCAGTGCAGGTGTCCTCGGCGTCTTTGTTCGCAGCTGCGACCAGTCGCAGTAAGCCTGCTCAAACAGGGCAGGCGATCGGTGCCCAAGATGCAGCCGCCCGCTGCCTGCCTGGGCCATCTCGCAGTGCGTGGCACCCGAGCGGCGCAGCCACTTGCTGGTGCCGCCGATGCCCAGGTCGTCGAGCAGCTCCCGCATGATCCGGCTGGCCTGCCGGAGACCGCAGGCCCACCCGAGGATCGTGCCGTCGGGCGACTTGGCCAGCATGGCGTCGATTGCCTCTAGGCAGGCCGGCGTGAGCACTCGCACTAAGGGCTCGCCGGTCTTGTGCTGCGTCCAGGCCAAAGAGTCGCCGTCGATGTTTTCGCGCCGGAACGCGAACAGGTCGCCCATACGAGCGCCGCACTCGTAGCCAAGCAGCACCCACGCCCGCAGCAGCTGCCCGCGATCGGCACCACTGCGGAGCCGGCTGCCGTCGTGCTTCCGGGTCGCTTCAATCAGCAACTTCAACTGCGGGACGGTCCATGCTTTGGTCGGCTTGCGGCAGGCTCGCAACTTTCCGATGCCGCGCGGCGCTTCCTCGACCTTTCCTGAGTGGTAGGCGTGGCACCACACAGACAGCAGGATTGTCCGCTCGTTGCGGGCCGTGATCCCGCTGACTTGCTCGAGGCGTCTGGCGAGGTAGCGGTTAAGCTTGTCGCTGCCAATCGTGCCGGCTCGCTTTGCGATTGCCCGCACATGCCTTTGGTAAGCCGGCGACACCTTGCGTTCTGCCAGGTAGTGCTCGGCCAGTTCAGTGAAGCTAGTCATCTCACTCGTCCTTGGTGTATTGGCCCGTGTCGCTGGGCTCGCGCCGGTGGTTACTCGCCACGCCCGGTTGGCGGCCCCTACTGCTGCGATGAGTCAGCAGCTGCGGCCAGGGCGGGCCGGTCGCGTGTCTCCTCTCGTGCCGCCTGCTCGAGCTCGTCGGCCTGGCGTAGCATCCGCTCGGCAATGGCACGCAGGCGTGGTGCCTTCATCGCCAGGGCCTGGGCCGGCGTGGGGCACCAGTGCTTGTCCGCCTTGTGGCGGATCACTTGGTGCCGCTGCTTGTCCATGCTGATGGTTTCGATCTCCACCCACTCGCCGCACGGCGTGAGGTACCCGTACGTCGTGAAGACGCCCATGCCGCTGTCCACGTTCGCCTGCTCGGTCAAGTAGCCCATGTAGCGGCGCTCTCGGTTCTGGCTCATGCCGTCACCTCGCTCTCGGCTTCGAGGAACTCGACCTTGGCGTGGATGGCGTCCAGCAGCTCGTCGGCCTGGAACGGGGCGAACACGCCCTGCTTCAGCCGCTGGTCGATGCGGGCTCGCATGGCGTCGAGCTTGCTGATGTCTCGCTCGGCCTCGATGGCTGCCTTCGCCACCTCAAACGGGTCAGCACGCTCCTCGGCCGGCTCGGGCGGCGTGTCGAACTTGGGGCGCACCACAACCGGCTCGGGCGTGGCCGGCGTCGTCGGGTAGTCCTGGGCCTCCTCGGCGGTGACCAGGCCCTTGAGAACGTCTGGGAAGGCGTCACGCAGGGCGAAGCCACGGGCACGCAGCTGCAGCATGCGGCGCGGGTACTGCGTCCACGGGCCGCTCTTGCCCCACAAGCCGGCTTTTTTGGCGTCGGCCACCGAGAAGCTCGTCAGCGTGGGCTTCTCGTAGCCACGCCGCTTCGCCTCGCAGTACGCCGTCATGGCGTCGCCGTCGCCCTCGACTCGCTCCCGGACGTACTCGCAGACCGGGCTGGCCATCGCCACGGCCAGGGCGGCATCCCCCCAGATCGCCGGCCGGCCGTTGATGCAGGCGATGTTCTGCAGCGACTGCATCGGGCTCAGCCCGATCTCGCTGCCATGCTGGATGGCCAGCATGCAGGACTCGGGCTTGCCCCGAAAGTCCTTAGGGGCGAAGTCCGACTTGGCCACCATCGTGGCAAAGCGGAAGGCGTCATCAAACGAGGCAAGGGCCAGCCCCCTTGCGGGCGTCGTGTTGGTGCTGATCTCTGTCGTCATCTCTGCGTCCTTTGCGTCTAGCGTCCTTAAAACCAGCGGCGTCCCCGTCCTGCGTCGGCCGCTTTCTGCGTCCTTGCTGCCCCGGTTCCACCGGGTCTCCTTGTGCGGTCAGCCCTCAAGCCGCTCGCCAGTTGGCGTGAGCTCGGTGGGGTAGTAAGCAAGCGTCTCGCCCTGGATCTCGACGAGGCAGTACGTGCCATTCGTCGCACGCACCACACCTCGGGCTCGGTCGCCGAGGAATGGCCGCTCGCCAATGACAATGTCGCCAGGGCTCGGCCTGTAGCCGTAAGTGGCGGCCATTCCAGCGACGGCCGCAGCGGCTTCGGCATGGTGGGGGTCGGTACTCATCTTAGGGGCCTCCTTCTGTGTTGGGTTGCCTACTGTACGCGTGTCCATCCGTGAGTCAAGCGGCTGTTTTTCTTGCCTGCCGATGTCGGCAGTACGGTAGCCGTGTCGGTAGGAAGTGTCAACCGGCAAGCCCGGCGGAAACGATCCGCAGGGCGAGAATCAGCAGCTCGAGCCAGAACTGAGTGTTCATCGTGTGGCCCTCCTTGGCCGTAGAGTCCTGTGCCCGCCGGCCCTGGTGCCGGCGGGATGTTGCGTGTCAGCCAGCCACCACGACGTAGCGGCCAGTAGATGCGGACTTGTAGGCCAGCTTGCGAGCGTTGCGGCTGCCGAGCAGCCAGTAGGCGTAGCCGTCGAAGCCTTGGGCGGCGATGTTGCGGTAGTGCTTGCCGTCGATCCGCTCGACGGTGTAGGTGCGGTTGCCGATTTTAGTGGTTTCGGTCGTGGTCACCGTTTTGTCTCCCTGCTTGCGTTTTGCGGGTCTCACTTGCCCGCATCTGCCAGTATATTACCGATATCGGTAGGTAGCGTCAAGGGGGATGAGCGGATTTTCCGAAGCGTGTTTTTCCCGGGGAAAACTAGGTATCCGGCGAGAATCCGCCGGGGCGTGGCCCCTTGGCGATGCCGGCGTCGCGGGCCTTCTGGCGGGCCTTGGCCAGCTTTTTGACCTGCTCGAGGTCCAGCACCAGGGCCCGGTCGGTCAGCTTGCTGCTCCAGAGCGTGGGCTCGCCGCCGCCCTCGGGAGGGCGACACATCTGCCGCACTCGGCCCATTGTGCAGCCGAGGATCTCGGCCGCCTCACGGCAGGTGCAAAGCGTTCGCTGCGGTTCTCTGAGTGCCACGATCATGTCCCTGGCAATACTACCGACGTAGCAAGCCGAGTCAACGCCGGCCGCTCCAGTCCTCACAGGTCTAGTCCTGCGATTCGTCTTGCCGCCCGTCCGCCCCGTACACTACACGGGAGCGGACAGGTCTAGCGGAGGGCATGGGACTGGACAGATGTTCAGTCGTACTCTACGCTACAAAAAAGGACGTAAACATGCAGGCTACCACGTTGCGGGCGGTGCTCGAGAGGTATGCGGTTTTGCAGGGGCTCAGCGACCGGACGGTCACGCTGTACACCCACACGCTCGACCGGTTCGCGGACTGCCTCGGCCACGAGCCGACGGTCGACGATCTAGACGACTTTGTCGTCGCCAAGTTTCTCAAGTGGCGGGCCACGACGCCGCACCGGGGCCGGCTCTGCTCGCCGGCCAGTGTCGCCAAGGACAAGGCCCAGTTGGTCAGCATCTCCAACTTCGCCGCCAAGAAGCGGATGCTGCGGAGCGACGGGCAGATCGTGGAGTTCCTGTCGCTGCCACGGGTCCGCACGATCCGGCACGCGCCGCAGGCGTACACCGTCGACGAGGTCCAGCGGCTCATTCTCAAGGCCCGCACCCGTGAGGGCCACGTTGGCGGCAAGCCGGCCGGGTGGTGGTGGTCCACCATTATCCACACGGCCTGGGAGACAGCCGAGCGGATCGGGGCTCTCCTGGCCCTCCGGTGGGCCGATGTCGACCTGGACGGCATGACGGTGCTTTTCCGGGCCGAGACCCGTAAGGGACGCTCCCACGACCTGCTGCGGCCCATTACGCCCCAGTTGGCCGGCCTGCTGCGGCCAGAGTCAGGAAAGCCCGAGGAGCTCGTCTGGCCGTGGGACCGGAAACAGCTCACGTCCATCTGGACATCGATGAAGCTACTGTGCCGTCGTGCCGGGGTCCGGGGCACAGGATTTCACCGGCTGCGGAAAGCGTCGGCCTCGTACGTGCAGGCCGCAGGAGGGGACGCCACGGACCACCTTGGCCACGCCAAGCCCGAGGTGACCAGGCAGCACTACCTCGACGCCCGGATCACGCAGACGAAGCGGGCCGTCGACTACCTCCCGCCGCTCGATCTGGGCGAGGAGCCGGCGGCGTGAGCGAGCGGCGAGCGGCGGCGAGGGGAAAGGACGTAAACCCTGCCGCCGCTCAAGCCGCTGCCCGGCTCAATCTCGGCCCTGCCAGTAGGTCACCCGCTCCTCGGCCTTGGCCAGTTCCATCAGCAGCCGGCGTCGCTCCTCGAGCAGCCGGATGACATCGGCCGCCAGCGTCCCCGAGGTGCCCGTGTAGGCCCCCTGGAACCGGCGGGCTCGGTGCTCCATCCGTGCCACGTCATCGGCCGTCAGGGGCTCCACGGTGCTCCTCCTCAAGCTTGATGAGGCAGATCAGTGCCCAGTTGGCTGCATCCATCAGGGCGTTCTGCCAATCGACAGGCTGTCCTTGGGCGTACTTCTGCATCCGCACCACGCAGTCGCTCAGGTCGCACAGTGCCCGCCGCCAGGGCTCGACGCCGCACTTAGCTGAGGCTGTGACGTTCTCAAACGGATCCCGGTCGCCGCCGTACTGGGCGGTCTTCTCACGGTGCAGCTGCGTCAGGCGGTTGACGGCATCAAGCCAAGCGACACTGGCAGACGGCCGCTCCGGGCTGAACCGCTCCAGCACCTCGGCCGCGCTCGGCCCACGGCTCGCAGCCGTCGACAGCTTAGGGTCATCGGCCGGCGTGTTGTCGAGCCGTTCCTTCACGGCCTTCCGCATTGCCTTGTTCGCCTCTTCCAACGTCGCAGCAGTCATGTCGTCGCCTTTCTCAAATCTCGGTCGCAGAACAGGGGGTACGCTCGCGTCACCTCCTGGCGTCCGTGGTCGACGATGACCATGCCTTGGCACGGCCGCTCGGGTGATGCGACTCGTTCAGCGTATGGGGAATGTCCAATAACGCTGCCGTTGGCCACGTACCGCGCCCCACGCAGCCAGCCCCAGCAGTGATAGTGCCCGAAGATCGTCAGGTCTGCTTTCCTTCCGGCGTCCCACCGGGCAATCGCCTTGCTCGCCGGCAGGGCCAGCCCGTAGACGCCGCCGGCGTAGCGGATGCTGTGGCCGTGAGTCGTCCGCACCAGGAAGCCGTCGAGATCGACGTACCCAAGGTGGCCCTCGGCGATCTGCCACCGCACGTTGGCGTTCTGCTCCTCACGGGCGAGCGTGAAGTACATGAGCTGCTCCCACGAGTGCTCAAGCTCCGTGGCGATGCGGTTCTTCTCGGTGCTGCGGCCGTGGTTGCCGGCGTTGGTGCAGACGACAATCTCGTCGGCGTGTGCGGCGATTGCGTCGATCATTCCCCGCAACCGCTCGGCAATCCACCGGGTGGCGTTCATCGGGCTCAACTGGGCCACCTCGACGCAGTCCGGGTGAATGTGGCCGGTTATGTGGTCACCTCCCAACCACACCAGCACCCGCCGAATGTCGGCCTGGTTCCGCTCGTGCTCGAGGCAGGCCAGGAACCGCTCCTGGAGCTCGGCCATCCGGAGTTGACATACGTCAAGGCTGTAGTCGTTCTCGCCGTTGACGCTCTCAGGCAACACCCGCTCCTCGCAGTGAATGTCGCTGAGCATCAGTATGGCCGTGGCCGGATGCTTGGCGTGTTTCCTCGCCTTGACAGATTTGGTCAATGGCTTGGGTGTTACGCCTTGCAACGCCGTGAAACGGTCGGCCCGCTCGCGCTCGGTGTCGATCTGAGCCAGGGCCGCCTTGTACTTCGTGCGAAGTCCGGCCACCTCGGCCCGCAGCCGTGCCAGCTCAGCGTCGGCCTGGAGCTGCTGCTGCTGGGCAACGTCGACCAGCACCTCGTCCTTCAGCGTCCGCTTAGCCATTGCGTCACCTGTTTCTCGCCAGGGATGTGCCAGCCACGCTTCTCGCCGGCGGCCTTGATAGCCTTGTAGAAGGCCCGCTTCTGATGCTTTGCCGGGTCAAAGCTGGCACGCACATCGAGCAGCTCGGCCTGGGCCTCCGGCGGCAGCCGGTCGAACCAGGACGACGGGCCGGTCTGCGAGTTGGTTACGTGCTCGAGCACCTCCGCAAGCAGGCTGCCGTCACTCACGTGGCACCTCCCGGTATCCAAGGTTCCACAACGTCCGCCGGATGACGCGGGCCGCTTCCGTGACGGCCTCCTCGCTGATCGTCGGGCCGAGGCTGGCGTGGAGGAGCTCATGCACGATGGTCTCCAAGCGGGTGCCGCCACGCAGGCGGTCGTCAATGAGGATGCGAGGCCGGGCTGAGTTATCGAAGAAGGTCCAGCCGGCGGCGTCGCCCTTTAAGCGGGTAAACCGCAGCAGCCACCGCTTGCCGTCAATCGTTATTTGGTGGTCTTCTGCCACGGGCGGTCCTCTCGCCCGTCAGTGTGGGGAGCGTGTCAACTTGCCGCCTTGCAGGCGTTGCGGATGGCACGCTTCACGAGCAGGCGGCCCGCAGCGTCGAGAAACGGCAGGCCGCGCTTTGTCGCCTCCTCGCGGAGCCAGCCAACGATCGTGTCAATGTTCTCTTCGCACCAGTCGCAGCCGTTGGCGTCCATCGTGCGGGCACGGGCGTTGCAGGAACAGTTCGGCGTGGCGGTAATGTTAATCAGCTTCAGCAGTTTCTTGAGTTCGGTGCCTGGGCCGCCAAGAGGAGCCTCGCGTGAAACGGCGGCGAGAGGGCGATTGCAGAAATGCACCACCGTGTTCCGGCACGACACACGAAACCCGCAAGCGCACGAAGCAGTGCCTTCTCTGCACTCAAGCCTAGTTGGCGATGAGTTCGACATTGACGATGCCGCCGTCACAGAACCGCTCCTCATAGCCCAGAAGCTCAAGCACACACCCTGCGCCGGTGTCGCAATCGCAGCCTTCATCAACGAGTTTTAGGTAGATGGTGGCACCGCCGCACGAGTCCGGCGGCGGGTTGCATAAGTCAACGTCGAAGTCTGGTGTTAGCGTCACGAGGCAGCCATTTTCGACCGCTACAGAATCGATCTCCACGTCATATGTAGTGGTGTCGCAGTCCAGGCCGTATGCACTGGAAAACGTGACCCTAAGCGTGTAGTCCAACCCGAATACAGCCTCGCAGAAACATGGGCACGGGTTTGGTTCACATGGCCCTGGAGTCCACGTCCCTGGTGCGGCAACAGGGCCGCAACTCTCAAAAATGATGAGCCCCGGCGCGATGAAGGCACCAGGGTCTTCCGGGTCGCGCTCAACATCAAACGGCCCGCAGTCGTCGCACGAATCTACTTCGTAGGTCTTCACGCAGTAGCCTGGGAACACCTCCGCATAACCGTCGGGGCACGGATCGCAGTTGAACTCGCCGGCGCAGTTCGTGAATTGCCCAAGGTTGCAAACAAGTATTTCACGATTTTCGCACTGCTCTTGTGTCAGGCCGCTGCTGCATGTGCCATCCGGCAGGCAGCACACGTTGGTGCTACAGCAGCACGCCTGCTCCGTGCCGACCGCGCCGTCGCGAAACACGACCTTGCCGTCCTGAAACGTGATAAGCGTCATGTCGTCGCACAGGTTGTGATGCTGTACCACTGCAGGCACGCCGATTCGTTGTGCCCGAGCAGCTGCACTGAGCCGCCTGAGTAGCCTGGGAACTGCGTCAAGTCCACGCCGGCAATGCTCGACGAGCACGTCTGCGCCGTGTCCTGCATCTGCAACTCAACCGCAGATTGCGTGCCGTTGACGCGCCCGAATATCACGTACCGTGTGTTAGTCGTGCTGGACGTGTCGCTGCCAACCGCAGCGTTGCACCAGTTGTAGACGCTGACCGTGTTGGTCGACCCTTGCAGCTTGACCGTCTTGTAGGTGCCGATTGACCAGTCGCCCGTGAACGTGCCGAGGCGAAGCTTAACGCCGTCGCCCTGCAGCCTTGGCGAAGTCGGTAGCCCGCTGGCATCCCGATTGCCGGCCTCGACGATCCGCACCACCTTGGCGATGCGCTCGGCAGAGCCGGGCGTGAAGGTGACGCGATCGGCCACGGTCAATCCTCAAAAATGGTAAGCACGGCCCGGGTGTCTTCGACGGCCGCCTTGGCAGCGTAATCACCAGGGGCAAGCCGCAGGACGGCCGCCTCGCCGGCCTTCAGCCGGACGGCGTCGTGTAGCGTCGTGCCGTCGAGCCGGCCGATGCTCACCGTGTGCGTCGTCTCCGTGGCCAGCGACCTGGCGAAGCACAAGCCCAAGGCACCCAGAGTCGTGGTCGTGATTTGCGTGGTCGTCGTGCCGAGCTCGAGCGTCACCGCCAGGAGCCCGGCCGTCGCCAGGTCCGCCGTAACGCCCGAAGCCGAGAACGTGTTCTGTAGGGCTCCCTTGTTGAGCTGCCCAGAGATCGTGTAGCTGAGGTCTGCCATGAGTGTCACCTAGAGCCAGGATGGTGTGCCAAAGTACGTTGAGAAATCGACTTCTCGGTTGACGCGACGGTCAAGGATGTCAGGCAGTTGGCCAGCGGACTTGAGCGTGCCGTTGCTGTTGAGGGCCACGGGGTTGACGGCCGCCACCTTTTCGCCGCTGTCCGGGTCGATGACGTACGCCCGCTTCTTGACGCTGCCGTCCAAAAAGTTGTATCCAACGTCGGGCAACTGCAGGTTCCAACCGGTTTGGCGGTACGCCAGTTCACTCGTAATCGCCCAGTAGTTCACCTCAGCACCGTTGACGACTTCGGTCTGCTGTTGGCCGCTGATGCCGATGCACTTCCAGTGATGGGCGGGAGCGCCGAGGTAGGTGCCTTGGTTAACGGTGTTAGTGACAGCGACGGCAGTGGCCAACGGAAAGCTGGCCCGGTTGGCGTTGATCGTGGCCCGGCACTCGCCCTCTTCGGTTGTCAGGCCCTCAAAGTAGTCAAACGCTGAGTTGACGAGCGGCTTTTGCGTGGCACCGTCCCAGTAGAACAACGCCGGCACCGCAGCGCCGCCAGTCGAGAAGCTCCACACGTCTGGCCTGGCCAGCGGGTTGGGGTCTCGCTCGTCTGGGTTGAGCACCTCGTAGCGATACGTGATCTCGGCGTGAAACGGTGACGGGCTGCCCTCGGTCAACTGGGCATCCGTCATAATCATGAACGGATATTCGGGGTGGGGTGCCCCGTGGAAGATGCCGACCGTGTTCGCGGCCTCGGTGATGGTCGGCGCTGTGTTGTCGAGCGTGAGAACGAACTTCCGCTCAGCCGACGGCGGCTCGCCGAACCGGTGCGAGAAGGTGCGTCCAACGAGCTCGCGGTAGGCCAGAACGCTCACGCTGCCCTCCCGGCACCGCCGATAATCTTGACCTTCTCGGCCTGCAACGCGGCAATGTTGGCGTTCATCTTCTGGAGCTCGCCGAGCTGCTTGCGGTACTCTCCGATGGCCGGATCCTCACGGCCTGCGGCAATGCTCAGCACCTCACTGATGCCGCCTGATCGGATGTCGCCAACTTGTAGGGCCTGGTTGCTGCGGCGGGAAAGGGCGTCCAGGCGGTCGGCTTCGATCTCGGCGGCACGCTTGGCACGGTCCTCTTCGGCCTTGGCTATCGCCTCATCGGCACGCTCAATAGCCTTCAGCCGCTCTTCCTCAGCCTTGCGGGCCTCTTCGGCTGCTTTTCGGGAAGCCTCGGCGGCGGCTGCTTGCTGCCGTTGTGCGGCTGCTTGAGCGCGCTGGGCCTCTGACTCGGCCTGGCTGGCAGGATTGTTGCGGTTGGCAAACCGATCGCGTGCGGACTGCACCGCCCTGCTCGCAGGACCGTCGGACGCCTGCGGCAAGCCAGAGCCACCAAACACTGCGGCGGACGCTGCTCGTGTTATTCCTTCGCCAGCCGACTGCAAATCGGCAACATTTTTTCTGCCTGCTTCCAGTGCGTTGGCTTGAAAATCTTTGCCAAACTGCTCAAGGTCGCTGCTAACCCAAGACCCTAGCTCCTCAAGGAACTTGCCCAACGCCAATGCGATGCCGTTCCCAATAAGCTCGAACGTGTTAAAAATCGCCCGCAGCGTTTCGCTGATTGCCGTAAACACATTTGCCACGAACTCAAACACGGTTGCGGCCGTTTGCAGGCTCGCGCCAAACTCTCCGAACTGGGCGATGGCGGCATCAAAGATGCCGGCTATGTACTCAGCGAAATCCAGCAGTCCTTCAGTTAGAGCGTCGGCGATGCCGCTGCCACCGCCACCACCAAAGCTATTGAAAGACTCGACGAACAGCAGAAACTCTTCTGCCAATGCAGAAACCACCGGGGCCAAGTTGGCTGTTACTTGGCCGATGATGCCGTCAAACGTCTTGCTGACCAAATCCAGCGAGTCGTTCATTTGTTCGATAGCGGCTGTTTGATCGCCCGAAAGCACAATGCCCAAGCGGTTGGCCCTGGCTTCGACTTCCTCGAGGTTGCTGGCAAACAGCGGCAGCAGTTCGACGCCCGTGCGGCCAAACAAGTCAACGGCTGCGGCAGCCTGTGCGGCAGGATCTGGAATCGTTGCAATGGCTGCGGCCACAGCGCGGAACTGGTCTTCCGGCGTTAGCCCTGCAAGCTCTTCAACACTCAGGCCGATGTTTGTAAAAGCCTTCTGAGCAGCTGCAGACCCTGCGGATGCGTCACCCAGCGTAATGCTGAGACGCTGCAGGCCGCCCTCAAGGTTTTGGACGCCAGACAAATCTGCTGCTACTTGGAAGCCTTGCAAGGCCTCGATTGCAATCCCGGTGCGCTGGGACAGCTTGGCGGTCTGGTCGATGCTCTGGGCGACACCGAGGGCGTAGTCGGCAGCAGATCGCGCAGCGCCCGAAAATGCCGACGCCAGCCGGGTGCCGATCTCAATGCCGACGAGAGCGCGAAGCGAGCCTGCGGCACTAGCAGCGGATTTGTTTAGCCGTCCAAGCAGGCGCTCGGTCTGGTTGACACCACGCCCAATCCCCGCCGTGTCGGCGGTGATCTTCATGTTCAAGCCGACTGCAGTGGCCATTAGCTACCTCGCAGTTCCTGCTTGAGTTGCCGCAGCGCGGCTGCGATTTGCTCGGGGTGCTGCGGTGGCTTTGTGATTGGCACGAAGTCGACAGCTTTGGGAGGCCGGCCCTTTGGCGAGTACGGGGCCAGCATCGAAGACGCCAGCACGCCGGTCTGATGCCACGGGTCGGGCAGCGGCATAAAGTACGTGTGCACCGCCACCCACTCGCTCAGCTCTTGGGAGTCCATCTCGGTGCATATCTGTTTCACGCTCTTCCCAAGACATGCGGCCAGCCGGAACAGAAACAACCGGGCGGGCCGCAGGTTTAGTTTTTTGCGAGCTCCTCCACGTCGGCGTCGGTCAGCTTGTTGTGCTTCATGGCCGCTTCCCAGAGGGTGCCGACGACGCGGGCCGACTTCTTGGCGAGCACGTCAACCTCTTCCTTGGTGAACAGCAGCTCGCCCTTGTCGTTGCAGAGAACCCGCTGCAGGAACTTGCTGCGGAAGTTGGGGACGCCGGTCGACTTGTTGGCCATCCACTCGTTCTCGTAGCTGTCGCGCTCGCCAACGCTCATGACGCGGATAAAGACGGACCCGCCCCACTCGGGCACATTCACCTCGAGGAGGCCCAGGTCGTCGGCGGCCAGAATCTGTTCTTTGGTCAGTGCCATGTGTCAGGTGTCCAAGAGTTTGGCCGTGAACGTGTACCGCGTGACTCCGTTGAGCTCAGGCGTCGCGCTCACTGCCGTGCATACTGCATTGAATGTCAAGGACACGCCGCCTCCGGAAACCATTAACTCCTTGCGCTGGCCGTATTCGGAAATTGTCATGTTGGCCGTGCCGTAGGCAGAGATGGAGATGTCCCCCACCTCGTCGCTCCACCCGGTAGATGCACCGCTTAGAGAGCGATCTTTCCGGACACCGCCATAGAGCGGAAGGCCGAGCTCGTAGACCTCAGCGAACGCAGAGCCGCCCCAGGTCGCCGTGATGCCGGTGGAGTAGGTCGCCATGCCGGGCCTCCCGGCTTAGACGATCCGCACGGTGGCCGAGCCGCGGATCACGTCGTTCACGGCCAGCGTTAACGAAGAACTGACCACCGTGCACGCCGTGCCGCTCAACGAAATGCCGCCCGAGATTGCGTAGGCACCGGTTGTGCCGCCAGCCAGTTGGGTCGTGCCGATGTAGTCGAACGACAACTCTTTGCCGGTGTCACCAGACGCAGCACCCTTGAGCGGCCGGTCTTGTGTCAGGACTGTCTCGCCAGCCGTCTGCCCCAAGTGCGAAACGTCGATTTTGTCGTCACCGGAGATGTCGGAGAAGTTAACCGTGATGCTGGTCACGGTAAACGTTGACCCGGCTACCGTCAGCGTTGTGCCCGAGGAATCATGCGGCGTCGCAGCCATGCTTTAGCTCTCCTGCCACCAAACGTCGTAAGTCTGTGTGATCTGATATGCCGGCGGCAGGTCGCCGCCTTGCAGCGTCACAAAGTCGTCGGATTCGCTTTCCAACGATGTCTGTGACACTGTGCAGCCTAGGGCAGAGCCCCCGTAGCCATCCAGAGCCGCACGGCAGGCGTCGGCCACCTCTCGGGCCTGCTCGTAGCCGCCAGCGTAGACTTGGAGCTCGACGCTGAGTCGAGGCACGCCCATAGGGGCCGCCAGAGTCTGCTCGCGGTCAACCGCGCTGCGGCGGTACGTGGCGAACGGGTACGTAGCCGACTGGGGGGCCATGACGGCGTAGATCCGCCGGCCCATCAGACGGGCCACGGCCGGGGACGCCACGAGGGCGCGGAGCAGGACGGCTTCGGGGGATTTGAGCATCAGACCTGCGTCCCCTTCGGCGGAAACTTGTTGGCCAAATCCTTTTGCGCCTTTTCAATGGCGGTCTGCATGCCGGCTTTTAACTCAGAGCGGATGGATCCAGACGACTTTTTAAAAGCTGTCGCAATCGGCTTTTCAGGCTGAGTCACGCCGAGGTAGACGCGCTGGCCGGCAGGAGCACGCTTGAAAAACGCCTTGGGCAACTTGGGCGTGGTCTGCACCCGACTAGACCCGGCAAACTTGCCACGCTTCGGCGGCGGCTTAAGAACAAACGGCCCAAGTCGGTTGTAACTGGAGGCTATGGATTTCTTTGTGTACCTGGGCTTGGTGCCAAACTCTAAGAACCCGGCATGAAAAGCCCGGTCTTTGCCGGTCTTGATGGATTTTGAAGAACCGCTAGCTGCAGCGTACTTGGTCGCCCCGGTCCCTGCCTTGGTAAACCCAACCATGCCGACAGCGTTGCCGGTCTTCTTGTACGTGACGATCTTGGTGGTGATGGCTCGCCGCAAGTTGCCGGTCGGCCCCTTCTGGTTTGCCCGAACTTCCGCACGCAGCGCGTTCAGCCCTGGCTTGCTTGCCTTTCTAATCGCGGCCCCGAGGTGCTTGGCAGCAATGTTGTTAGGAACCTTGCGAAGCTCTTTTCGCAGCTCCTGCAGTTCAGGGAACTCGACTTTAACGCCAGTAAACCTCCCCATCAGACCGCCTCCTGGCAAATGGCGACGTTCTCGCTGCGGTTGGCGTACTCAAGCAAGGACACGATTTCCAGCACACGGCCGCGCCACAGCAGTCGCATGTTGTGAGTCATGCCTTCCACGTACCGCATCCGCACCCTGTGCGTGACGCTTACGTCCGCCTGGCCCAGGTCCAGCGCCTCGCGGCTGCTAACACCTTCCACACTCGCCCATCGCTCGGCAAACGTGGCCCACTCCAGCGTGGTCTCACCGAGCGAGTTGCGCCGCTCGGTCGCCTGCTGGATGGTCACACGCTCGCGGAGCTTGCCAAGGTCAAGTGCCATAGAAGACGATGGTGTAGGAGGAGGTCGAGCCAGGAGCGCCAGTGTTACGCACGTAACTCGCTACTCCGCTCCACTTGCAAACTGCGATTGAGCCATCTCCACTATGCAACTCTCCGTACAAATCATTGTTTGTGAGAACAACGTTTCCGCCAAATGCTTGAAACGCAACACGATCGGGCAAGGCAGGCGAAACAAACGAAACAAGATCACCGGAAGCGTCACGGTATTCGGACGGATTAAGGGTGATTGCGACCTGCGTTGTCCCGCAAGTCCCCGTCACAATCGCCACCTTGCCCGAGGTGTACTCGGTCGAGTCCTCAAGGCTCACCACCTTGAGCGACGCGGTGCCGTCGGTGTCGTGGAACAGCACGTCGACGTTGATGCGGCCGTTGATTGCCATCAGCGGTAACTCCCCCAGCGGTGCGTGTCGAGCAGGGCCTTCACGCCCAGCGGCACCTCGGCCATGCTCGGAGCCACCGCCGTGCGGTGCTCATAGAGGTGCGAGACGAGCATCAGGACGGCCGAACGGATGGCTGCCGGCACGCTCGTGCCGTCGGCCCCGTAGCCGCCCCACCACGTCACGCTCACGGCGTTCTCGTCGTACAGGTGGCCCGGCCAGGTGCCGGCGTACACGGTGCGGATCACGCCCGGCGTCGCCGCCCGGTCCACCCGGTACTCGCTCGTGTTGAGCGTGGCCGTGGCCTGCGTCTCGAGCGTGTAGGTCACCACCGTGGCCGTTGTCGTTCCGGCCTGGGCCATCGGCGGCCGGGGCAGCTCAAACTCCCACGGGAAACGGTCGGCCCGCATCGTCCACTGCGTGTGAACCAGCGTCCGATCTAGGTACTCCTCGCAGAACTCGCGGGCCGCCTTGATGATGGCCGAGATGAGCGAGTCGTCGTCGGAGATGTCGACCCGCAGGTGTGCCTTGGCCTCGGCAAGCGTCACGGGCTCGACGGCCGGCTCGGTCGCACGGACAAGGCTGCGGTACTTCATCACTGCTTCCGGCTCCGCTTTTTGGGCGTGGCGTCGGCCGTCCTGACCTCGGGCTCAGCGGTCGCAGTGTCGAGCAGCTCCTGCTGCCTCTCCTCCACGGCGTAGCCAGCCACAATCATTTCGTGGGCCTGGCCGCCGGGAACGTCCAGCACCGTGCCCTTGTTGTAGGCCCGGTAGGGCCGTATCAGCCTTATCTTCCTCATTCGGGTGCCCTCCATGCAGTTTCCGGTGGCGTCATGTTCTTCGTGTAGTCGCTGGTGAACTGAAACACTGGCTTGCCGAGATCCCGGCCGGGCCACGTCACCACGTACTCACCGTGGCCGATGCACACCCGTGGCGTCACGTAGACCTTGTTGCCAGAGTCTCGCCAGTTGGCCCAGAACCAGATGTCTGAGTCTCGCCGGCCGTCGTTCCACGTGCCGTCCGGGGCCGGCTTGCACCAGAACCAGGGCTTCTTGCACCGCCTGAGCGCCGCCGTCGAGATGATCGTCAGGCCGAAGTGCGCCGTGTCCACCTCCTGGACCGGCGCGGCAAACCACTCCCGGGGAACGCTGCTGGAGCCGCCCTCGGGCGGATTGTCGAGATTGCCCTTGAGCGTGAGCATCGGCCGGCCGTCTTCCCGCTTGGTCTGCAGCGGGGCCAGGGCGTCACACTGGAACGTGAGGGCCAGGGCAAACAGGTGCTCGATGTCGGCCTGGCTGAAGAAGCTGTCGTAGTCGATGCAGAGCAGGTATTCGCAGCGGTCGATGAACTGCTCCCAGACTCGGGTGTGCACTTGGTCCCAGAACACGCCCGTGCCCATCGTGGGCCGGATGTTGAGCGGCATCAGGGCCTGGACCCAGCTGAACGTGTTGGCCGTGAACGCCAGCCGAGGCATCGACAGCACGGCCTCAACCCGGACATCGACCTCACTGTTGCCGACGGTGATCTTCATGGAGGCTCCAAAAAGCGAAACGGCTGGCCAGGGCGAACCCTGCCAGCCGTCCACTTTCGGGATCGTGTCAAGCGTCAGCCGCTGACCACAGCCGCCACGCCGACCTCGGAGGCCGAGACCGGGCCCACGTCGGCCTTGCCGAGGCGGGCCACGCTCACCACGCGGGTGGCGAACGCCGGGGTGGCGTTGACCTTGAGGTACCGCTGCTTGCCCCGCAGGTCGACATTCATGCGGACGATGTTCGCCGCACCCGTGACCGAGCTCGCCGGGATCGTGAACCCGCCCGTGCCGCCACCGACGAACTCGGTGATGTTGGCAAAGGTCGTGTTGTCGTCCGACTGGGACAGGAACAGGGCATTGGCCACGTCGTCGGCCGTCGCCGTCGAAGCCTCAAAGATCACGTCGATGCTGGCGTAGTCGTAGCCCAGCGTGTCGAGCGTGTGGCTCGCGGTCGCGTCGGTTGCCGTGTCAGCGGTGCTGACGGAGGCGAGCGTCTTGGTCGATTCCAGATGGTTCATGCGTCAGGTTCTCCAGGGAGGCTCAGAATCAGTGACCGACCAGGCCGACGAGCGGGCCGGCCTCGGTGGCCGAGCCGAGCGAGTGCCAGACCATGTCCGCACGGGCGATGCCGAGGTACAGCGTCTGGTCGTACTCGACGTACCGCTCGGTGCTGATCTTCGTCGCAAAGGCCGACCGGATGCCGTACATCCCGGCGAGGCTGGCGTCTCCGAGGAGGGCCATGACCTTGCCGCTCTGGTCGCCCGACTTGGGAAGAACGTTCGATATGGTCACTGGATAACCAAGAAAGTTAAACCCGGTGCCGTTCTCGAAGGACACCCGGCCGTTGGCACCAACGTCGAGCCGCTGCATCGACTGTGCGAAGCCGTAGCTCGAGATGTACCAGCGGGGCTGCGTCACGTAGGTGGGCAGCTTGGCGACGACGCCGAGGAAGTCGTTGACCGTAAGCTCCTCGAAGGTGTCGTTGTCCGTGTCGGCCGTGAAGTAGCTGCCGGCGCTGGCAAGCAGCTTCTGAGCGACGCCGTACACACCACCGTAGGTGTTGCTGCCGTCACCGTTGACCGCCGCCTGGTCGAGCTTGTCGCTGATGGCGGTGGCGAACTCGGCGATAACCCAGTCACCAACGGCCGCCGCATCGGCAAGCAGCTCGTTGCTGACACGGGTCGACACGGTCAGCTTCCGAGCCACGAGGCGGATGTCCGTGGCGGACGGGTCGCTGGCCGAGATCTCGGCGTTTTCGCTGGTCCACGAGGCCGTCACGCCCGAGAGCCGCTTCACCGCAGTGACGGTGTCGCTGGGCATCTGCACGAGCTGCATGGCGGCGGGCCACACCGAGTTCTCCTCGACGAGCCGCACGACCTGACCACTGGCAATCTCGGGGACGAACACGCCGCCGGCCGAGTTGACCGACTCGCCCAGCGCCCGGCTCTCAATGCCGTGGTCTTGGCACCACCGCTTGGCGTCGGCGTCGCCGTGCACGTAGCCGGCAAGCCACCTGCCGAACGAGTAGGCGTCACGCCGGCCCTGCTCGTCGTTGGGGAACGCCTTGAGGCGGCCCCGGTAGGAGACGGGCTCGATGCGGACTGGCTCTTCACGCACGACCTCGGGGGCCGGCTTGCATCGGTCGGCCACGGCCCGGAGCTCGCCGGCGGCGTCGGCCACCTTCTGCTCGAAGGCGATCTTGCCGGACAGATCCTTGGCCTTGTCGGTCAGGCCGGACAGCTCGAGGTTCCGAGCGTCGGTGTCGGCCTGGTTGTCGGTGGGCATGGCGCTGAGCGTCTCGATGCGCTCGGCGACATCAGCGGCTTCGGCGCGAAGGGCGGAAAGGCGATCCATGGTCGGTTTCTCCAGAGGCGTGATTGCCGTCTGGGGTCCAACCTAGGAACGCACCCCGGGTGCCTTGCAGTACTGCACTGCGGTTTGTGTTGTGCGCACAAACACACGGGCACGAGCCCCGCACCTCGGGCATCGCAAGTAGCGCAGCTGCTCATCGCCCACGGGCCGGCTAGACCGTGTCCGCAGCTGCTCGCCGCACTGGCACCGTGGCTTGTCGCTCATACGTTCCGAAGTCGCAGGAGGGCGGCCCACGCCTGGGCGACGCCTCGCAGGGCAGAACGCTCGGCAAGCGGGGCCGCTGGCTCCTCCGTTGTCTCCTGGCTGGCAAGCCACGCCTCGTAGCTCCGCTGGGCCACGGCAACGCTTGAGGCCGGGTACGCCGGCGTAAGCACGACCGATACGTCGGCCAGCAGGCTCACCTCTCGGATCTCCCGGATGGCCCCCTGCTCGTCGCTCGACCAGTTGGCACCCTTGCTCTCGTCCACGGCGAACGCGAACGAACTGCCACGCAAATCACGACGACGGATGAGGGAAAGGGTGTCCCGGCCCACCTGCGTGTCGGGCGGCGTCACCGTGTACCGCAGGCCCTTCTCGTCGCTCGATAGCTCGAGCGTGCCCGAGGACGTGCGGCCGAGGATGAGGTTGCTGTCGTGGTTGAGCAGGGCCACCACGTCCTGCTTACCACGCTGCCGGTTGAGAATCTTGTCGAACGCGCCCGGCCGGATGATTTCCCGAAACGACGAGCCACCTTCCCGCAGCGGCAGGCTGAATCGGTTGTACACGGCAGCGTAGCCGGTGATTACTTGCTGGCCGTTGGCCCGCTCCTCGATGACCAGCTCAGCCTCGGGCAGCTCGTCGAAGTCCAGGCAGCGTCGTTCCAGTTCCATCGTCGTGCTCCTCTTTTCATCCTCGGCGTTCATCTGTCGCACCAGTTTTTCTGCCCACGAGCGGCCGGCGTCGCCGCCCCACAAGGCCCAGGCGATCCGTCCCGCGCTCGGGTATCCGTCCTGGCTCGGGCTCCAGCCCTGGCCCTCTTGGTCGATCTCGTGGCGGTCGAAGTACGCCTTCATCCGCCTGGCTGTCTCGGGGCTGATCGTCGTGCCGTTGCTCAGGTCTCTGGCGCGAGCAACGCCGACTTCCGTGCCGCCTCGGCCGTACTCTCTTCGCCAATCCAGCCCCCTGGCCGCCTCCTCTCTCACGCCCTCGGGTGGCGTGAAGTTGATGTCCCTATACGCCATCGCCGTCCTCATCCTGCTCTGGCGTGTCGTCTGGCTCCTCAGCCGGCGGTTGCGGAACGGCCGGCTCCTCTGGCATCGGCGGCTCTTGGGCCGGCATCGTCTCGGGCCCGGCCGCCTGCTGGAGCGTCGTCATGTTGAGCGGCACGAAGTGCTGGTCACCCTCGGGCCCGATCGGGTTGAGGTTCTCAAGCTCTCGCACCTCGTTAATCGTCATCCACCCGTTTTGCAGGGCCGAGACGTAGTAGGCCGACCTGCTGGCGTGGTCGCCTCGCAGCAAGCCCGAGACGCTGTGCTCGGCAAAGTACCGCTCGTCGTCCTCGATGAGATCCCGAGCGATAGCCGACTCCCACCGCTTGAGATGCGGCAGCAAGCAGTGCTGCACAAACTCCGTGCCCTGCACCTCAATGTTTGAGTACGTCGAGCGGGTCAGGTCTTGGATCATGTGCGGCGGCACACGGAACGCCCGGCAGATCTCGATGACCTGGTACTGGCGAGTTTCCAGGAACTGGGCCGCCTCGTTAGAGCCGCTCAGCTCGTGGGCCTTCACGCCGTTAGGCAGGACCGCCGTGCGGAAGGCCCGGTCAGCGCCACGGTGCATCCGCTCCCACTGTTCACGCAGCCGCTCGGCCGCCTCAATCGGAATCGGGTTGTCGCTCTCCAGCACAATGCCCGGCCGGGCTCCGTTGCCGAAGTACGTGCTGCCGTGGGCCTCCAGGGCCTGGGCCAGGCCGATGGCGTTGGCGAACGTCTTGTACGTCGGAACGGGCGTGAACCCGTCCTCGGTCGTGAACCGCAGGGCGAAGATCTGGTCCTGCCGGTAGATCGTGTAGCGGTTGGTGTCTGGCTCGCGGTACTTGTAGCGGAGCTCGCCGTTCTCCAGCCGCTCGACTTCCATACGAGAACTGTGCAGCGGCCACAGCTCAGACACCGGGCCTCGAGCACCGCCACGGATCTCGGCGTAGCTGGCCCCGTAGTGCAGGTACAGCCCCGTCATCCAATCCCGGAACTCCTGAGCCGTTTGCCACGGGTTGGGCTGCGTGTGCAACAGCCGATACAGCGGATTTTCGGTCACCTTCCGCTTGCCGCCGTTGGCCAGCCGCTCGTACAGGTGCAGCGGCAACGAGCTCACGGCGTCACTGATGACCCGGATGCACGCCGTGTAGGCCGAGCAGGCCATGCTGTTGTCAGCGTTGACCCGGATGCCAGACGGCGTTCGGTTGCTCGTGTGGCCGTCGTAGTCCCAGTGCCGCAGCGTGTGCATCCGGTAGTCGGTCAGGGTGCTCATATGATCGTGATGTCCCAGGACTGCTCTGGTGGCGGTGCGGTCGACTTCTGCCACAAGCCAATCGCCATGACGAGCGAGACGATGCCGTCGATGCGTTCCGTGCTCCGTGCCTTGCTGGGCTTGATGTTTCCTGCTGCCGAGTCGCTCTGAATCGCCACGTTGCCGGCCTGCCAGGTCAGCACCGGGTGGCCACCGTGCAAGACCTTGCCGCTCACGACCCAGTTCTCAAACTGCTTGCTCGGGGCCGAGAGCGAGGCATAGCCTTGCCGATATTGTTCCATCGGCAACCCATCCCCTTGCAGTTGCAGGCCCAGCTGCGCCGAGTTCCACGGGTCAAGACCGACGCCTCGGATGCGGTACTTGCTCGCCAGCGCCCCGATGTCGGCACGCACACGGTCGAAGTCCGTGACGTTGCCGTCAGTCATGTGCAGATGGCCCTGCCGGTGCCACGTGAGGTACGGCACCTTGTCGCGGCGCTCACGCTGCTTGGCGTTGTCCTCGGGAATCCAGAAGTGCGGTTCGACCCAGAACGTGCCGTCATCGAGCGGAAAAAGCAGCACAAACGCCGTGGTGTCGAACGTGGTGGCCAAGTCGAGCCCGGCCCAGCAGTCCCGGCCCTCGAGCTCGACGGGGCACGGCTTGTTGCCCTGAGCCCAGTGGTCCATGCGGATCCACCTGGTGCTCACCTCCACCCATTGGTTGAGGTACAGCTGCCGGAAGGCCGACTCGTACGCCGGCATCTCAATGGCGCGGGCACACTCGCTCCGCAGGAAGTCGAGATTGACCGATACGCCTAGGTTTGGGTTGGCGGCGGCCCACGTCCGCTCGTCCTTCCAATCCGCTTGGGGATCTGCCGCAAAGATGGCCGGCAGGAACGTCGGGTCGGTAACCGCACCCGTGGCGACCTTCTCGGCGTACTGCCACACTTCCCAGCAGACGCTCTTCCGGTCGTAGCCGGCCGTCGTCAGCGCCACCGTCAGCGGCTGCCGCCGCGCCCCCTGGCTCGACAGCATCACCTCCCACATCTCGCGGTTGCTGACGTGCAGCTCGTCGAAGATGACCCCATGAGCCGAAAGCCCGTGCTGAATCCCGGCCTCGGCAGACAGGGCCTTGTAGGTGGCGTGCGTAGCCTCTCGCACGATGGCGTTGCGGTACACCTTGAGATGTTTGGACAGCACCGGCGACTGCTCGACGGCAATGCGTGCCATGTCGAAGACCAGCCGGGCCTGGTCGCGCGACGCGGCACACGAATACACCTCGCAGCCGGGCTCGTTCTCCATGAGCAACCGCAGGGCGATCCCGGCACAGAGGCTCGACTTGCCGTTCTTGCGTGGCAAGGCCAGCAGGCTCGTCCGCACCTTTCGCCGGCCGTCTTCTTCGGCAAACAACGCCCGCACGTAGTTCTGCTGCCACGGCTGCAGCGTGAACGGCTTGCCGCCAAGCTCGCCCTTGGCGTGCGTGAAAAGCTTCTCAAAGAACAGCACAGCGCGGCACGACGCACACTTGCCGCACGGCTTGTCAGCCGAACAGGATGGCTGCAGCTTCGTCGTCGCCGTCCGCCTTCGGCTTTTCGACATGGAGCGATGTCCTGGCGGAAGGGTTGAGCCCGAAGTCCTGCTCGAGCTGTCGCAGCTGAGTGGCCAGCTTGTGGGCAATGCTGACCTCGGGCCTCTGGGCGACGTACTTAACCTCGCCGGCGTCGTTCAAGATTGGGTACGTGCACCCGTCCTTCTTGAGAATCGCACGGGTGGCAAGCCACCACTCGTAGGTGTCGCAGTAGCGGGCGAGCGCCTCGACATCGGCGTCGGTCATGACCTTGACGCCCTGGAGCAGCGGCAGCAGCTCGTGCCACTTGGCCTGGGCTAGTTCGCCGAGGTGTCCAGGCATGACGATGCTGGAGGCCGGAGGTGTCGGCTCGCTTTTAGGTTTTGACCTAAGCGTGCCGCGTGCCAGCTTAACGCCGGTCGGAGCCGGACGGGGACCGCGTTTGCCCATGGCCTACCCCCTTGCGATTACTCAACAACAAACACACAGAGG